TAATGGCGCAGCAAGCGACCCGTAAATACCATCCTACTCGTTATTACGCTGGTCTCAGTAAGACCCAAAAAGCAAAGCGTTATAAGGAGATTCAGCATTTTGGCAAAATCGATTGGCGGTCACCAAAAGCCTACACAGGTTTCAAGACCGACAAAGGTGTTAAAACAAAAACATCGTCCTACACGGAGCAACTTACCCGTAAGTTTAAACAACTCGGCGTCGATCCAAACAAGACCAAGTCCCTTAAAGCAAAAGCAAAGGTGACTGGCGTCCCACTCCGTTACCTAAAAGCCAGCTATAACCGCGGTCTAGCCGCCTGGCGCACCGGTCACCGACCAGGCGCTACCCCGCAACAGTGGGGCTATGCACGAGTCGCCAGCCTTCTTGTGTGCGGCAAAACCGCCCAAGGACCCGATTCTGATATTGTTCGTGATGCCAAAAAATCCTCTAAATCCGCCCGCAAGTGGTGGAGTCATTGCCCGTAACCCGCCGGCGCCACACCATTGTGCGTTTCAAGGTCCTTTTTCGCCTGCATAATAAGCGGAGGAATAAGTGCCATCGCATCTCGTGATACAAACCAACCGTTTGTTACATATTTGAACATACGATTTTGAAACATTGTTTCTATACGCGTCCAATGTGCCGCCTCGGTCCAATCAGGATGAATTCGTAATTGATACTGATAGCACCGATGAACCCGATACGAGCATAGTAGATCCGCTTGGCGTACTACGTGATACACGCGGTCCCAATCACCATGGTTAGGAAAGACCGGTTTTCTGTCCACAACTGCCCCACATAACTTACTATACGACATTGTAGTAATCATGGACAGAAGTGCGTCCGCCCGCGCATCAGACCATCCAATACTTGTTAGAAACTGATGGACGTGTAGGGATGCCGTGACAGGATCTACATACTTCTTATCTACACAGTCATGGAGAGCAGCGGCATACCTTACCATTGTCTTCTCATCTTCGCTAAAGGAATAATTCATCAACTTCTCGGCAAACTGGACACAGTCGCGTGAATGGGTGACATCGTGACTAGGGTCTATATTATACTCTTTACAGAATTTGTCGATGAAGTTGTACAGTATGTCCATTGTTGCCTAATAACTGTTTACTTAGTCGTATCTCAATTTTTTCGTTAAAGTCTACAAAATAGTTTCTTTTATTAAACTAATGCTATCATTTGTTATTATCCGGCATGTAAATTCAAAGATTACAAATCTATATTGGATAGAGTGTTATAAGTGTATTCGACAACTTTACAAAGATAATCCTATAATTATTGTAGACAATAATAGTAATTATGATCTTATAACAAATTTTGAACTGGTAAATACAACTGTTATTAACTCGGAATTTAAATGTAGAGGTGAATTAACGGGTTATTATTACTTTTATAAAACAAATACATCATCTCATGCTATTATTTTACAGGATTGTATGTTTATAAAACAATATATTGATTTTGGATCAGACAATATATTTTTATGGAATTTTAATGCGGATTGTGACAACCCGTCTGAAATTAGACATATGTTATCATTATTAAATAACAGTGAGGCACTATTAAGCATGTATGATAATAAATCTCAATGGAATGGTTGTTTTGCCTCTTGTTCTGTAATAGATCGTGAAACTCTTCAAATATTAGATGAAAAATATAATTTATTTGCATTATTAACTATTATAACAAATTCTCAATATCAAAAGGCATTTGAACGGGTGCTTGCAGTATTATTATGTTCTATTTATCCAAATATGTGCAATCGATCATTTTTTGGAGATATATTTAATTATATAAATGCTACAAATGGTTATGGTTGGGGATTTACATTCAACAATTATATAAATAATAATATATCCTGCCCAATCGTTAAAATATGGTCTCAACGATAATATAGGAATGATACCCCAACCGAGCCAACTTTTTAATAATAACCCGAAAGGGCATCCCAGACTCAAAACATTGGGCTATGGTACAGAAGAAAAGGCGATAAATTCGGTCAAGAAACTTAAGGCATACCCGACGCTATATCAGCATCAAGCGGCAACAACAATGTATTACCGTGCTAAGTACCACGCCAATCAAACAAAGAATATGAGAAAGGCAATGAAGGTGTATAGTAAGTTTCTGAAAACCCTCAAACATAAGAAGGGCAAAAAGTGAAGAGTACATATAAATACTACCATTGAGTAGAATGGCGGTATTTATAAAAAAGGTCGACCCCAACACTATAATGGATGAAGCAGAACTTCAAAACGTAGCGGCGTCTTATGGATTTGCGCCTAAAGTCCACTTAGTCACAGAGGATGAAATTCATATGGAAGACTTACAGGAAATGTGTATTGCTGATAAGTATGGCGAGGACCCAAAGGATATCCCACCGCGTATTTGGGTTTCTATTCGTAGTATAATTCATACATTATATTACAAAGAAGGTATTGAATATATTGATATTACTCCGTACAATTTTATTGAAAAGGATGATAAGGTATATATTATTGATTTTGGACACGCCAGTTACTACAAATCAAAGGAAATGATGAACTGGTTTATCAAGCAGGCGTCAATACATGGAATCCAGATTTTAAGTAGCTGCCGAAGCACGAAGGAGCGCATCAATGTATAAATTATACGCCTTCTGCTTACCGATATATCCGTACGTTTTGGACCATTTGCCTGGAATATTCAACTTATATGTTGAGAAAAACGCTTCGATCGTTTTTTTGATATCTTCACTCAGAATATCAATGTCACCCATAAGCCCGTAGTCCTCCCCCAAAACACATAGAACTTTTTCATCCATTCCATGCTCGTCTTCCATCACCAGCGCACCAATAATATAGGCATTGTAAGTCGTATTATTTTTAATATCACCTCGCGTGTGAAGAATTAGTGCATCAAGTTCATCGCCATCAGAGCCAAGTGTCCCAGGAAAAAAGCCGTAGGCAAACGGGTACGGATGAGTCGCTGGCATCACTCGGTCAACCACAAGTTTTCCAGCCTTCTTATTATATTCGTATTTGATAAGACCCCCCTTCTCAATCTCAATATACACAGGAAACGCAGGATCCATCGGCATAATGGTTTGTATTCATAGAAAGAAACGTGTTTAGATAACCTCACAAAAATTGACCTAAATCTGTAATAATAATCAAATACCATAATTAAATAAAAATGGGATTCGACCTGAATATTCATGCCGATCTACTAATTTGTTCGGATACAGGAAAGCCTTACTTCTATATTCCTGATGGTTCTCGTATGCGTATTTATGACTTATCAAAACTCACAGTTCCAAAGGAGCATCGGCGATTCTTGAATCAACGTGGAGGTATCTTTCACGCGTATACAACATGTGTCTTTGACAATAATGATATTACTAATGTCTCTGTTTACGAATTTCTAGAGAAGTATCCGTCTTGGGACACAGTCAAGACCTATGACGAGGAGTGTAATTATTGGACGGAAAAGGATCATAATGAGTTCAAGGCGGCACTGGAATGGTTTAACCATGATTGTATTACGTATAGGATCGATTGGTCATATTAATGACCGCCGCACAACAACTTTTAATTTTTTCATGTCCACACGTAGGGGTATGCGTTACGACATACTATTATTAATTCTAGGAACAATTTTACTGCTTGTCCTAGTTACAAAACATTCCGCAACAAAAGACACCATTTTCCTATGTACCACGTATTTTGACTGCCCGAAGCGTGATAGTTGGGCAATGTTTCAACAGGGAATAAATAAACTACTTATCCTTCACACCCCACAAACTCTCAACCGTATTGATAAATGGGTTGTTGTCAATGAATACTCACCGCATCCGAAAGCAAATTGGGCAAAACTTGTAAAACAGCAGTATCCATTTATCACCTTTTTACAAAAGAGCCAGCAGGACGCTGGGCAAGTTAAATCTCTGAATATGTTGCTCAAGTATATACCTCCATATAAGTATTGGTTTCATTGGGAAGAAGGATGGAATCCAACGCGCGCATTTCTTCCACAAGCATTTGCTATTATGGACAGCACCGATATTACACAATTACAACTAACAAAGAATCCAAATGATAAGTTTGACTGGATGACACGTACAACAGAACCCAAAACGTGTACAGCTGACTTTTGTATTATTCATCATTCGCAGGAGTTAGATGAGAATTTAGGCGAAACAAAGGTAACGACAAAAGAGAAGATCTTTCGTTATTGGCCTCTATATTCTCTACAACCATCGCTCAACCGTATAAGTTTCTATAAGTTTGGCGATTTTTCAACAAAGATATTTCCGTCACCGGTCGTATCAGAATACGATTTTGGTCAACGTTGGTACATACGTGGGGGTATAAAGGGTGTTCTTAAGGACGGAGCGCTCAAACGCCCAAAAAACTACATCAGCACTCACGACTAATCAACGGTGACTTAAATCCACCAAGCAATAATTAACTAAATGACACACGTTCAATATGCGTCCGATCTTCATTTAGACCACCTTGCTCCCAATATAGAATTTAAATCACTTGTTACTCCTGCTGCGCCTATTCTTATATTGGCGGGTGATATTGCCTCGGTATGGACCTCAATCTATGGCAAATTTCTCCACTGGTGCTCGGTAAACTGGCAACACGTCATTCTTATCGCAGGAAACCACGAGTATTTCTGCCATAGAGACCACCCGCGTAGCCGTCAGGAAACCGAACAGCATATAAGGAATCTCTGCCGTTTTCACTATAATGTTCATTTTTTACAGGCGGGACAAACCTACGTAATTCCTAACAAAAACATCGTTTTCATCGGCGCCACCTTATACTCAAATATCAGCAAAGATATTCACGACGATGTCCTTGTAAAGGGTGATTATACAAAGACCTTTATAGAACGTGACAATATACTCTGCCGAACGCATCCATCAGATCACGTAAATGCTCATAAACGCCATAAACAGGCGCTTGCTGATGCCATACGAGCAGTCCCACGTAACTATAAAGCTGTCGTTATAACCCATTATCTTCCTACCCATAGACTTTTGGAGCCTGAGTATAGATCAGACCGCTGGCGCTCTTGCTACGCCTCAAACATTGAGGACTTATTCAGACCGCCGGTCCGTGTGTGGATCTGTGGACACGGGCACCGCAGCGCCTATATCCAGGCAAAGAACAATATCCTTGTCGCTATGAACGCCCGAGGATATAAGCAGTACGAACTCAATCGTACAGTGGATGTTTATCAGCCAACGGTGGGGTTTATTCTTTAGTTGCGCCCGCGCCCGCGCCACCAACCGCAGCCAGTGTCTGCTTCAGCTTCTCCAAGTACAAAATACCGTCCATCAGCTCCTCCTGGGCGTGTTGGATCCAGTCCCCAGCCCCCAGATCCGTGCGGTCCAACGTGACCCCGTATTTCGTCACGCCCACTGCCGAACGCTGTAGAAACTTGGCAACAACCGCACGCACAATCGAATCCTCACACCTCTCCATCTTATAATTGTTAGAAATCCAGGAAAGTTTAGACCCCGTAATCACATAAAATTTGATTCCTTAACACCCTAAAAGGGTGATAAGCAATCAATGCATTCGGCACGTAAGATTATTCATACAGCTGCTGGACCAGCCAGTACAATTCACCTTCAATATGCCAGTAACTTATATATAACCCGTCACGAAAAGCCGCTGTTTCCGCTGTTTCTCAAACCCACGGCGCCCCATCTTGCCCTTGTTGGAAACATAGGACATCCTATGAGTGATTATTACAGTAGTTTCTTTACATGGGCAGCAGCACGTTGGACATCTATTATTTATATTCCTGGTGAAGTGGAACAGAGTATAACAAATACCACATACGATATTCTAAAACATCATCAAAATGTATTTATACTCACAACGCAAAATCCGTTCTACATTTATGAGCCGTATAAACTTGCGTTGTGGACCCCAACCGAGCCAAGTGCGTATAGGAAACTCTTCATCTTTACATATGGTTGCCAAGATCAACGCACCTTTCTAGAGCACCATGGAACTATTTATAGTCACGGAATCAATGGTATAAATGGAAAAATTCATACAAATTCTCGAGGATATGAGGAAAGCCCAGCGGATGGATTTAAAACTGACGCGGTTCTCACAATATCTTCTAAATAAATAGAAACACAATGTCGTCAAAGATGTACAAGATGACAGTAAAGGGTGTAATGAACTGGGCACAACACGAACTTGAGCATGTAGGCTACTTAGTAGGAGTCAATGATCCCGATATTCAATATGCATATGCGCAGAGCGTTGTGAATGGTATGCTTCATTTGCGCGACGCCCTTCTTGAACTTGTAAATGATCCGAACTACGCTACACACAAAGAAGATTTACAGCGTACACACGACAAGGTGGTCCGTGTTATTAAGCATCTTATTAAGGACTTTAAAGTTAATTTAGAAGATATTAAGACCTTTAACACTCGCCATGTGCTCGGTAATCTTTCTTACTTGAATAAAACAAAGAAGCGAGTTACCAGAAAAAATCGTCGCCATTAGTATAAACAATGGCAACCATCGGACGCACCAGCCATGCCTCGTACATGAACACGGCTCGCATCTCATATATTGCAACAGCAGCGTTCCAGAACAATATTTTCTTATATACGACAAGCATTGTAAATAATACAAATACTGGCACACTCACTGCGTGGTCTGTCTCAGCGGCGGCGAACCCCCCTGGCAATGGATCAACATCTGCAACATGTCCGGCGGGTCGTGTTTTACGGGAGACGGGTCGTAAACTGTATCCTGGTGCGAATCCTGGCATTAATACGTACATGGTGGGTGTGTACGATGCACAGACGCAGCTCACCGGTTTTATTGACCCGAACTCGTCCGTCTACTCTCTCTACAATAACGATAAGCCGAATTTTTTAGCGGATGGCGTTGATGCGGCAACAGGTGTAGGAACGGATGCGGGCATGTCCATTTACACCTTAGGCAATATTACAGCGACTGGATTTATCTCTACTGCGAGCTATCTAACAACGGCGTCTACAATAACAGCTGGAACAGGTATTATAACAACAACTGGGCAGATTCGTAGTGCAACAAGTACAGTCATTACACCAAACGGCACAGTATCATTAAACGCTGCTCTAGGACAGGTATTTACCTATGCTGTATCAAACACAGTTGCAACTGAGACAGTCAATGCTACAAATTATACCAATACAGGTTCTATTGTATATTTCGTTGTTACACCAAATACCTCATCGTGCGTCATAACATTTGGTACTGGTTTTAAGAAGACAGGTACTTTAACGACTGGTACGGGTGGTACAGGCGGACGTTTTGTAGTCTCATTTGTATCCGATGGCAGCTTTTTATGCGAGTTTGCACGAACGGCGGTTCAGACGTAAACTATTTGAACATACTATATTTCATATAGTTAATTCAAAAATCAAGCCACAGGGAACGACGGGTCTGATAGAATGCCGCACTGACCCGCACCACCGTTGTACGTCTTGCCCTTGCCGAGTAGAATGTAGCCATTGACACCCCAATCCGCACCCCAAGAGTTCTTCACCTTCCAACTGTATTACCGACTTTAAATCTATAAACTAATTTTTTCTTCACGTTGTATAGGATGGCAAAAAACAATCGCCGTACACGCAAAACTACCCGCAAAAATAAACGCACGCGTAAAATTAATCGCAAAGGAGGGCAGCGTGCCAATGCAAGCACGTGCCCGCCGGGTCAGATAGGCGTGAATTTCAAAAACTGGGGTGGTAACTGCGGTCCATACAATAGTTCATACAAACTAATGATGGGAGTAACGTCAAACTAAATCAAACGGGCACAACTTGGCGTCCGTCTACACGCTCCTCAGGCGGCACATAGCGCAACCCGAGGAACGCAAAGATATCCTTTTCACTCTTCATACCCGGTGGTACAGGCGCTGCTGAGCCCTTGAGCGGCACCATTGTATGCTCATTGAGCGTATAGCCCTTATCACCGGCGTACTTACGGAAAGCTACGTTGAATTTATCGGAGCCGGTGAAGTATAGAAGGGCGTAGGCGTATTCAGCGGGTGTAGTCAGCAGTAGATCAAGGCGGCGCGCTTTTCCAGGTGCCTCTACCGAGCCAACACGCACATAGCCCATCCATTTCTTATCTCCGCTCACTAGTTCGTCAATAATGTAATTGGATTCCTTTAATGACTGAACAAAGGTCTCGAAACGGGCGTGCGCATCTGTCACAGACCCGCTCTTAGGCGTAAGAAGCATATCAATATCACCGCTATCGGCAGCACCGCGGCGGTAAGAGCCAACAATAACACCCTTGAGCCCCTTGGGTATAAACGCTTGTAGAACATCCTCGTGAACAGTCATTTCTTCGCGAGGAATGCGCAACACAGCGGTCGCGTGGTACTTGAGCCCCATCTTCTGAGTAGCATTGAGGAGTGATGGGTCTGCCGTAACAGCCGCAGATAGCTCCGCCACGCTTTTGATGCCGGCAGCCACAAGTTCGCGCGCCTTGACGGGACCAATGCCGTGAACCGTTAGCAGTTCATCGACTGCGTCAATAGAATATGTCGCCTTTACACGTTCTGCTGACGCCAATGATCCAGTTGCCAGGATTTCCTTGATTTTATCGGCAATCTTCTCGCCGATACCGGTCACGCCGGCAAGATCATCATAAGACCGAACAGGGTGATCTAGACGCTGGATTTGGTCCATAACCTTTTTGTAGGCGCGCGCTTTGAAGGGACCCGCTGACTCGCCCTTGGCAAGCTCGCCTTTACGCATAGTCTCAAGTGCTGAAAGAATGGAAGAGGTGTAGTTCATTTTCTACAGATGGGAAGGAAGTTTGTCAGGTATGTTGGACGCGTCCAGGCAAAATCCGCACATCAACCTTTCAATTTTTCCACTCAACACCTATAATAGGAGACTCCGCAATGGATCATTTAAATGAAATTCTCGATAAGGCGTTTCCGAACGTCAAAACGCGAGAGAATTATAAGAGCCGCTTACGAGGACTTACAAAAACTCTCGAAATGCCGGACCCTATTACAATTCTAAAGGCGCCCGATACGTACTATCCAAAACTACAAACCTTGTATCCATCATTTAGCACCCGTAAAAATATGCTCACTCTTATCCTGGTACTTTTCCGTGAGGATCCAACACTAAAGTCCGAAAACGCCGAAGCCGCTGCAAAATGGAAGCAGTTTCACGACGATCTTGTTCGAATCCAGGAGGCAAAAGTACGGCGATCAGAGCCTGAAGACAAACAAGTTAAGCAGTATACGAGTTACGAGGAAATTACAGAAAAGTATCAAGATCTCAAAAAGAAAACACCGCATAACACATTCAAATCAAGTCAGCAATTCCTCCTCTTGTCTATCCTTGTTCACTTGAGACCAAAGCGCGCCGACTTAGGCGCTGTCAAAATATACAAGGAGGACGACCCAAGGAAGACCGATATAAACTATATTGTCTTGCGCACAGAAGGTGGTTCTTCTTATCTTGTAATGAACTTATATAAGACAAGTAAGTACTATCAAACAGTGGAGGAGGACTTACCAGATGAACTTGTAAAAGACTTAAGAATATCGTTAGGACGCCATCCGCGTGATTATGTGTTTACCAAAACGGATGGTACACCTATGAGTAACAATACGTATTCAGTGTTTGTAAAACATACATTTGAAGAGCTTTTTGGTCGTTCGACCGGCGTTTCCTTGCTACGCCATATTTACATCACTGAAAAACTTGATTTTGATGATATGACGATTCAAGAACAGGAGGATGAGGCAAAACTTATGCTTCATACGTCTGGGCTTCAAAGGAGGTATAAGTGGCCGAAGAAGGTAATTTGTCCAAAACTTTGTGCACCCTATATGAAAATAGATACAACACCGAAGACACGAAAATTTAAGCGTAAACTCACATCGAAAAAACCTACAAAGAAGACTCTAAAAGACAAATATTAGGAATTCTCTAGATTATTAATGAGTGTATGAACAGCACCCGCAAGACCAGGTTGTTGATGTTGATAATCACTGAGCATCATACAAACTACGGTTTTCAGAAGTATATACTTACGTTCCCAAGATGAATTAACCGGCGGTACAACACCAGCACCTGAAATATCAGTTACCTCCTCAATGCCATCAATACCCTCAGTAGCAGCAGTAGCAGCAGCGGCAGGCGCCGCCTTTTCAGGAATCAGTATATTATCCTCAGGTACTGCCGGACCGTCCACCGCAATCCGCGCATCTAATATGGTGTCACCGTGTTTCTTAAATGTATCCCATACAACATCGTGCGCGGAGGAGCAGTAATCCGCACCTAGAGCCTCTAAGACCGCTGATGTTTTCAGGAGCTTGATAAGAGCGGCTTTTGGCTTCGCAAACGAGGCACGAGTGCGAAGCTTGAGTGGAAACCCGCGAATCCACTCCACTGGCTCGCGTACAATAAAATCAATATAAGTGCGAAGTAGATCTTCTCCCTTGTACTTGAACGCCGTATAGACCACGGTAAAGTAGCGTTCATTTGCGCCGAGTAGCGGACTGGCATCTTTCAGTAGCATTCTATTTATTTACCTAAACAAAAGTTTAAATCCACAATAGAGATGTTTCAACTTGCTATTGTGGGTCTCGGACCTGCTGGCATTTTTACGTTAGCGTCTCTACCGGAAGACCTATTGCCCGAAACGCTCATATTAGAACGATCGTGCATTGGTGGAGATTTGTCATCACAATACGGTAGCGTAATAGCAAATATTACAAAACAAGATTTTATCAATATTTTCAATATGATTCCTAAGTGGGAAAATCAGTCATTTGCCGAATTGGATACCTATCAAGACAATGATGCCCCTAGACTTGCCGACGTATGTAAGATACTCAGACGATTAGCCAAACCGGATATTCAAAAGGCGCATCTTCATACAACGGCACTGTCAAATCTTGTTCAAACTGATGACGGCTGGAATCTTGTAACTCCCAAAGAAACCTATCAAGCAAAAAAGGTCATTTTATGTTTGGGTGCTACACCAAAAACAATGGATATGCCTTTACTTTCTATTCCCCTTCATATTGCACTTGTACAAGATCAACTTTCCCACGTAGTTGCTGCTACTGATACAATTGTTGTATTTGGAACATCACATAGCGGTACGCTAATCTTAAATAATCTTAAACAGCTGGGGTGCCAAAATGTATATGCAGTGTATCGTGGAAAGACACCGGTACAAGAGGGGCTAAAACTAGCTGCTGCTGCCATAGCACAGGAGATACAAAATAAACAATGGGGGGACCTTACACCGACCTTCATAAACTATGATGATTTTGCTAAGATTTATAGAGTTCTTTCCAAAGCCAATGCCGTGATTTACGCTATTGGATTTGAGCCACGTACATTTACATATACAAACCGTGACGGCACGTGTGGTCCATTGACCACCGATACTCCAGGAGTGTATGGATTTGGTATTGGACGCCCCCGTCCCACAAATACCAATGACGGCATTGGATTTGAAGCCTTTATTCAGGCGATACAGGCGGAGCTGCCAAGTATACTTTCAGTGTAGATTCGAGCGTCGTCACACGGTCGCGTAGTGAATGGATCTCGGCAAGGCAGAGTGTAATCATTTTAGGATAGTCTACGTGCATAACCCCCTTCTTATCTTTTTCAACACATAGCGGTTCAATCCGTTGGACATCGTCGGCAAAGACGCCGATGTCTCGCATACCAGACGCTATCCACGTGAACTCTACTGGCTTGGGTAGTCCTTTTGATACATATGGTATCGCATCTTTCTTGAGTTTCGGATCGGATGGTGTTAGAAATGCCTGGGCATATACATCTCCATCGGCAAACATATTTCCCATTGTCAGCGAAGACGGT